CGGCCTACGGCGTCGCGCTCGTAGGAGGGCTCGGTGTCGATGCCGTCTTCGCGGCGGTCGGCCTTCACTATGCTGATTTCGGGGTTGCGGTACATCTGCCACGCCATTTTGGTGCAGAGCGCGGGGACATCGACGTAGGTTCTCCAAGGGAAGGGGAACACGCCGCTGCCCACGGTGAGCCTCAGCCTGCCCGCCACGGGCGGCAGGGGGAGGTATTCGCCGTCGTCGCGCACGCGATAGAGGGTGCCGTTGATTTCCATCTCCCTCGCCAAGGCGATGCGGTTGCCCACCCATCCGCTGGTGACGAGGGGGTCGCGGTCGGTGTCGTCGGGGTCGTAGTCCTTGTAGTAGGCCAGCACCATGTCGGCGAAGGTGGCCGCGCCCGCCACCCATGCGCCTTCGCCTATGCCCAAGGGCTGGGCGAAGGCATTGAGGCCGGAGCCCACTCCGGGTTCGTCGCTCACGGTGGCGTTCCTGTAGTGCCAGATGGGGTTGCCCGCGTCGTCGAGCACCTCGAGCTTGACGGGCACCAGCATCTGGAAGTAGTTGGCGTGCCGCCATGCCCGCTCTATCCCCTCTGAGCCGTTCTGGTACCAGCTTTGCCCCTGCACCCATTCCTCGGGCGGGTCGTCCAAGGGGTTGTCGCGGAAGCTGAGCAGGAAGTCGAGGTTGACGCGCAGTTGGAAGCTGTCGCGGTCGGGGATGCCGGGCAGGTAGCCCGAGGTGAGGCTGAACACGGCCACGGTGGCGGCGAGGCTCGCCGAGGGGAGGTTGTCGGCCAGCACGGCCCGTGTGGTCAGATGCACCGAATGGCCGTTGAGTTCGATGGTCCTGTAGATCTTCCGGCACTGTATGCGCCATGCCATGCCCAAGTCGCTGCTGTCGGTGAACACCGGGCGCGTGCGGAAGAATGTGGCATTGCGGGCCAGTTCCACACGCGGCTCGGGTTGCAGGAGGCGCGACACGGCGATGTAGAAACCGAGTTCGAGGTTGGTGGCGAAGCCGGTGTAGCCGTTGTAGTCGGTGTAGTCCAGCGCAAAGTACCTGTCGGTGACCACGAGGTTGCACTTGTCGTAGTCGAGTCCGTCGTCGGCCAAGGTTTCAAGCGCGTCAGGCTCGAAGCCCACCTCAAACCGACCGTAGGTTTCGCTGCCGCGCAGGTAGGCGTCGGTGCCTTTCCACACGACGGGGGCTTGCAGGGCGGGGTGGTCGCGCAGATACTCGATGTCGTAGATGTAGGGCTGGGCGTTCCTTTGCACGATGCGCAGCCCGAGCGGGCGCAGCACCTCCTCCAGCACCTCGCGCTTGGTGGTGGTGGCGCCCCAGCTGTCGGTGTCGGCCTCGAAGCGGTCGGCGTTGATGTAGAGCATGTCCAAGGTGAGGGGCTGCTGCGACTTGGGTTCGAGGAGCGAGGTGTAGAGGTTGTAGCTGATGTCGCCAAACACCGGGTCGAGGCAGTCCCACACGATGTTCCTCACGCTCTGCCTGCCTTTCAGGGTGAAGGGGATGCGGTTGAGGATGCCGAAGTCGGAAAAGGTGAGTTCCGTCACGTATGCTTTCGGGAAGCTGTAAGGCTCCTCGTATATGGCATCGTCCAAGTGGCCGAGCCAGTACGGCTTGCCGTCGCGGCTGACGATGACGCCGGCTTCTACGTCGCTCATCAGGAGCGTCATCTGCCGGTCGCTCTCGTTGCTGACGCGCAGCGTGCAGGTCGACGACTGCACCACGTCCGTCTTCCCGGTTTCCTGCCAATCGATCACGCAAGGCTCGTCGCCCTCCAGCTTGATCTCCACAGGGCGTGCGTCGTAGCCGTCGATGTAGATGTCGATGTTCCAGAGCGTGTCGTCCAAGCCGTGGAACTGGGTAGTGTATGCTTTTTGGTAGCTCATTTCTCTAAACTCTAAACCCTAAACTCTAAACTCTAAACTCTCAACGGCTCCTCCTGTTGATGTTGGTCTGCTTGTCGAGTATGCCCACCAGTTCGCGGCCCTCGATGCGGAACTTCACCTCCGCCGTGCCTCCGCCGTCGTTGCCGCCTATCAGCGAGCGCAGCTTGTCCAAGGGGGCGATGACTTCGGGGTTGCTGCTTGCGCCGCCGTATTCGCCCATCAGTCCCAATGTGGGGCCGTAGACGAGGCCGCCGTTGGCGAACTTGGGGATGGCATTAAGGGCGGCGGTGAGGGTGGCAGCCCATGTGAGGGCCATTTCGGGGCCTACTATGGGGATGCCCGCCACCGATGCGGCGGCTGCGGTGGCCGCCACGGCGGTGTTGGACGTGGAAAGAGAGGCATTGGCGGCTATCTGCGTAGCGGTGGCCGTTTCCTCCACCACTTGGAACGCCTTGGTGACGGAAGTGATGGTCTTGATGATTTCGACCACGGCCTGAAGGCTTTGGAATAGGCTGATGAAGCCGTCGATGGTCTGCGTGAGCGCGTCCCATGCGTTGTCGGTGTCGGTGAGTGCGCTCTTGATGTCGCGGATGGAGTTGCCTATGCCCTTGATGCCGCTCCAGCCTTTGGCGAAGGTTTCGAGCGGGCTGGCGGCCACGGTTTGGTTGACGCCCTCGAACTCGTCCTTCAGTTGCCTGACGAGGGCGATTTGCGCGTCAATGACGGGAAGTTGGTCTTGTGAGACCTGCTTGCGGATGTTTTCCAGTTCGGTCAGCCTTTGCTCAAACTCGCCGAGGCTCTTGAAGTCGAAGAGGCCTTTCAAGGGCTTGGGATTGGCGTAGGTGGGTTCGGGAACCTCTATCGAGGCGGGCGTTCCAATGGACGCGAGTTTTGGGACGAGTTCCACCGTTTGGCGCACCTCGTCCTTCAGTTCTTTCACCTTGCCTGTCAGCTTGTCGAACTGCTTGCCTATGGCGTCGTAGCGTTGCTGCATGGCGTTCAGGGTGGCGGCTTCTGCCTCGGCCAGCCCGTCGTTGGCGGCAATGCTTTCCTTCACCTTTTTCGCCTGTTCCTGTATGGCCTTGCCGAGGTCCTCGTAGCTCATCTTCTGCCAACTGACTGACTCGGTGGCGTTGTCGGTCTCGCCTATCAGTTCTTTGGTGGCATCGGCGGCATCTTTGACCCCTTCTGCCACCGTTTTGCTGATTGCCTCGGCTTGGCTTTCCAGACCCTTGATTCGGTCTTCAAAGGTTCTCACGTTGCTCATGGCTTCGCCGTAGGCGGTTTTCTTCCATCCCCAAAATCCCTGAGAGGCTTGCGTATCGTCGCCTCCAGCCGCTTCCAAGGCTTCTTTCGCGTTCTCGATGGCCTTTTCCTTTTCCATTTCGGCGGCGGCAATCTGCCTCTCGATGTCCATCAGCATTTCCTTGCGGGCTTCGAGGCGCAACTGTTTCTGTAGGGCTTTGCAGTAGTTGTCGATGGCATCCGTGTTCGAGTTGACGAGCCGCCCTTCCTCGGTGAGGTCGCCGAGATAGCCGGGAACGACGGCTTTCAGTTCGCCGAGTGCCTTCTTGCGCACATCGAGGGCGATGTTGTTGTTTTCGACGATGGAGGTCAGCGCACGCACACGCCCTGCCTGTTCGCTGTATTGCTCGTTGGCCCGTTTGTCGGCCTCGGCCAGCCGGTCGGTTGCGCCGATGGCGTTGTTCGTCTCTTTGGAGAGTTGCACCATCCAAGCCACAAGCCCTGCCACGGCGGTGGCCACGGCAAGGAAGATGTTGGCTTTCATGGCCATGTTGAGCCCGTTTTGGGCGATGGTGGCCTTGGTGATGTTGGCCGTCATGGCCTTGATGGCCGCGCCCAATCCCTTGATGGTTGCCACGCCTTTGCCGACGCCCGCTACGGCTATGGAGAAACTGGCGAACTTGTCGATGGCCTTTTGCGCCGGTGCGATGATTGCCCCAACGGTTTCCTTCAGGTCGCCCATCTTGTTGTTGGCCTGCACTATCTTTCCGTAGTCGGTAGCCGCCAAGGCTGCGTTCACGCCTCCCACGCTGCTTTCGACGACCTCGGCCAAGGTGGCGGCGCGTTCCTCCTCGGTGCCGAACTTCAGGATTTCCTCCTGAGCCTCGGTGAACGAGTAGCCGTACCTTGACAGGGCTTTCACCTGCCCGTCCATCACCTTGCCCATCATCGAGGCGATTTGGATGGCGCTTTCAGCCGTTGCGTTGTAGCCGTACTGTTGGGCTATCATGTCGTTCATCACGGGGATGAGTGCCTCAAGGCTCTCCTTTTTTGAGAGATAGGATGCCAGTTCCTGCGCTCCGCTCAGTTGCACCTCGTCGCCCACGACTCCGAGTTCCTGCTGTGCGGCGGTCAGTTCCTTGATGGACTGGATTTCGGCATTGGTCGCGCCCATCGTGTTGCGCATCACCTGCTCCAGCCTCGCCTCGGCTGCCGACTGCACGGCATAGGCTTCCGTCAGTTCGTGCATGGCCGACTGCAAGCCCTGCACCGCAGAACTCACCTGTTCGAACACTTGTGCCATTTGGTTGGCGTTGATGAGCGAGTTCTGAAGTTCCTCGGTCTTCTTTTTCACCTGTGCAATGGCCTTGGCCAGTTCGTCGGCACTGACCTCCACCTCCTTGAAGCTGTCGCTTCCCGTGATTTTTATCTGAAGTTTTACGATGTCTGACATTTTTTCCTATATTTGCGGCGTGAATTGAAAAATCGATGAAATGATGTTGCTTGACTTGTCTAAAGGGTTTTGGAGAACGTTGGCCGACTACCTGTCTTGTTTCAGCGTCGCGGAGGTGCTTTTCATCATTTCCGGCATCTTTGGAATGGCAGCCTTTATTATCTGGCTCGTCCGCAGGGAATACCAAAAAGATTGCCGCTGATTCACCCCAATCCCTGCTCCCTTTTCACCTTCTCGAACCTTTCCCGGATCTGCTTCGCCGTGAGCTTTTCGCCCTCCGCCTCATTCCGCATTCCACATTCCTCATTCCGCATTTCCCACGCGAAGCGCATCACGTCCGTCGGTTTCAGCCCGCGTTTGCTGTAGGGCTGGAGCATGCAGGTGCATTGCATCCTCGTCCGTTCCCACGCGGCGCGTTCCCTGCGTTGCTCCGCCTCGGCCCAGCCTTGGTAGACGGCCTGAAACTCAAGTGGGGTACACCGGCAGAAGTCGTCCACCGACATGCCTATGCACCCCACTGCCGTTCCCATCAGGGTCAGGATGTCGCTTACTGCGGTTCCTGAGCCTGTCGAAGGGCCGTTTTTTTTTCGTCGCCTGCCGCGCCCATCTCGTTGGTGAATTGGGTCAGCGTGTCGGGTTCGAGCAGGTCGGCGAAGTCCATCAGGCCCATGCCGAACTCCACGCCGTCGGCCTTCGATGCCGAGGCCATGCAGCACCAGAGGAAGGTCACGAGGTCGGCCACGTCGCCCTCCCCGATTTGGCTTGCGTCCTTGCCGGTTTCGCGCTTGAAGCGCAGCATCGCGCCCATCGTCACCCGGCAGGGGTATTCCTTTCCGTTGATCTTGATCGTCATCATGGCTTACCCTCCTTGTCCTCCAGCTCCTACTTCAGTCACAGGCCCCGAGTTCTCAAGGGTGATGCTCCATTTCTCGTCGTCGTCGGCTGGGCCGTCCTGTTCGAGGTTGGTGATGATGAAGTCGCCCTCGTAGAGGCCTTCGGTGGCTCCCTGGTTGCGGTACTTGTAGCGCACCTTGACGGTCTTCTTGCTGAGCCACGCCGTCTTCAGGTCGGGGAAGCCGACGCTGCTGGCGGCCACCTCGTCGTAGACGAAGCCCTCGGCGGTGATCTGTTCCGAGAGGCTCTTCACGTATTTCTGTTTCCACGAGGCCGCGCCCTGTTCCTTGGTGACGCGCTCGCCGGTCTCCGTCGTGTCGGTGATCTTGCAGCCCGTCGAGTAGCCGAAAGGCTTGAAGACGTTTCCTTCGACGAGACCCATCAGGAGGTCTACTCCGTTTCTGTATCCCACTTGTTCTGCCATAGTTGTGTTGTTTTGTTGGTGATGTTGTATTGTTTCTCTTCCGTATGGACAATCCACGTCACGATGGCAAGGCCGAAAGCGGCTGCGGCCACCACAATGGCTGTCCCTTTGATGGTTTTCTTCGCTTGTTCCTTCATGTTTAAGGGGTGTTTAACGGCTGTTTAACTTGTGATTCGTTGTCATTATGTTCCATGCCAAGAGCGCCACCAGTGCGGCCACCGCCATCCATGCCCAAGCGGGCGGACGTGCCGCCCTGTGGGAGGGGGGCGGGGCTTCCGCCTTCACCACCTCCACCGTGCGTATGATGGTGTCGGTCCTCACCACTGTCACGGTGTCGTGCCGGGTCCGCTCGCGCCACACCGTGCGCTCGCGCTCCACCGTCACCGTGTCGGGCCGCTCGCGGATGACCACCGTTTCGCGCACCATCACCGAGTCGATGGTGTGCTTCAGGCTCACCGTGGCCTCCGTGTGGGCTTCAGTTGTTGCCGTCGCCGTCGTCACGCTGCTGCTGGTTCTGCAACTCGTCAAGCACAGGGCAATCGCCGCTATGAGGGCAACTGTTGGCTTGCTTGATGGCTTTCTGTAGGTTCTTGACATCTCTGCGTAGTCCTTTTATTTCGGTCTGGAGCGGCTTGGCGATGTTCTCCTTGAACTCGTCCACGTAGGTCTTCGAGAGGTTCATCTCCTCCTGCCGGTTGCGGATGTCGAGCTCCTTCACCTTCTTGCGGTGAAGCCGCCCGTCCACTATCCAGCCCGTGCCCGTCAGCAGGGCGATGATGCTCGGTATGATGCTTGTCCACTCCATTTTTAACTCTAAACTCTAAACTCTAAACTCTAAACTCTAAACTCTAAACTCGCTCCTCACGTCGAAGCAAGGGCAGGCCTTGGCCACGCCGGGCAGGTCGCGGTGGCCGCACACATCGGCCCAGGGGAAACGCTTGCGGAAATCCTCCACATAGCGGGCCAAGCTATCCCTCTGGGCGGGTGTGCGGGTGTCGGCGGGGGTCTTGCCGTCGGCCTTCAGGCCTCCGACATACACGATGTGCCGGCTCGTCTGGTTGTAGCCTTTTGCCCCATTGGTGACCTCCCAGCCGTCCACGTAGGCGTCCTCGTTGTTCGGCACTAAGCGTTCAACCCTGCCGTCGAGATGCACCATGTCCGTATAGCCGACCTGCTTCCACCCTCGGCCCTGTGGTGGTGGGCTGGTGTGCCAGCGGCGGATGTCGGCGGCTGTCACCTCCCGGCCTTCCGGCGTGGCGGTGCAGTGGATCACAAGTCGTGCTATGCGGGGTTTTGTCATGGTGTTCCGGGCTTTTTTTTGAACGCGATTTATTTCCTCTTCGGGGGTCGGCGCGCGGGGCGTTCAGTGACGCCCATCGTGCCTTTCCCGTTGCCTTTGGTCTTGCTCATGGTTGCTCGTTTTGTCGTTTGTCAGAATCTCACGGCGTAGCCTATGCCCGCGCTGACGGTGGAACAGGTCGCCTTGCCTGTCGGCACCACGTCAACGGCAGCCTCGGCGAAGATCCTTGAGTGCTTGCCAATGTCGAAAGCCACGCCCGCCCCTGTATTGGCGGCAATGCCTATCTTGCGTGTGCTTGAGGGGTTGCAGGCCGCGCCCACTTGCACGAAGGCATAGAGCGGCTTCAGGTTGAGCACGGGGCCTGTCAGTGCGGTGGCGTATCGGTCGAATGTCTTCCCGCAATCGGGGGAGTAAGGCACAAGCCCGTTCACCGAGGCCGACAGTCGCCAGCCCCACAGGTCGCCCAGCGTTTTGCCGACTATGGCCTGAAGGCCTACATTCGAGCAGCCTTGCTGGTTGGCGTAGGTAGGGCACAGGCCGACGTGCCAGCTTGGGTTGGGGTTTTGCGCCTTGCCTTGCATGGCAGCCGCCAAGAGGGCGAAAGCCAGCAGCGCGATAATCTTGATTCCGTTTCTCATCTTTTTGTGTGTTTTTATGGTTAAACGTTAAACTCTAAACTCTAAACTCTCAACCCAATCAAGGCGTTACCTGATAAATCACGGCCACGCCCTTCTTGTCGTTGCGGATGTAGCTGCCACCGGCGCGCACCAGTGCGCTCATCACGTCGCCGTAGAACAGCGGGTTGTCGGTGTCGTCGAAGATTTCGTGGTTGCCTTCGGCGCGGCTCACGCAGTCCTCCTGCCAGGCGATGCCTGCGGCGGATGTGGTGGCGGCTGCGGTCGGGTTGAGGGTGGTGCCTGCGGCGTTCACGCGCAGCACGGTGGAGCGCATGTAGAAGTCGAAGCCGTAGAGGTTGCCCAGCACACCTCTTTGGGCGTTCACCGAGGCGTTGAAGGCGGCGGCCTCGCTGTCGCTCAGGCTCGCCATCAGTTGGTTGTACATCACCGCATCGAGCAACATGCAGCGGCCCGTCTGCGGGATGTCGTCAAGGTCGAAGAGGTTCTTCACGGCTAATACGTCGGCCTTGGTCATGGCTTGGCGGTTGCCGGTGGAAGAGGGCATGTGGGCGGGGGCGGCTGCGCCGGTAGTGCCCACCTTGGCATAGCCCGAGGGAATCCACGAGGCGATGATGTCGGCGTGTACGCTGTCGGCCAGGGCCGCCTTCATCTGCTTCAGGATGCTCTCGCGCTTGTTGTACGAAAGCTCCACTTCCTCCGAGTGCTGGAGGTGGATGGGCGCCGTCGAGTACTCGTTGATGTCGTAGGTCAGGTCGTAGTCGGTGCGCTGCGAGGCCGTGGCGGGGAACACGCTGCGGTTCTTGGTCACGGCGGGGGCGCTGCCCGCGTTGGGCACATGCACCGTCTTGTTGGTCACGAAGGCCGAGTGGTTGATGCTTCGCGCGGCGAAGGTGTTGCTGGCGAAGAGCAGCTCAACGATGCTGTTGAGCCAAATCTGTTTCTGTAGTGCCATTGTCGTCAGTGTTTTTTGTTGAACTTTTCGTTGAATTTCTGCTGGTAGATGTCGGGGTGCTTCGTCTTCAGCTCCAAGAGGCGGTCCGACTTGTCAAGCTCGTCCCAACTCATCTTCACCAGGTCGCCGTCGGCGGTTCCGGCGGGCTGGGCTTTCAGGGGTTCCCTTTCGGGCAGCGAGGCCAGCACGGCCTTGGTGCCCTCGTGGTCAAGCTCAAAGAGCTTCTCGAATTGCGGACGCGCCTTTGCGTCGATGCGGCCTGTCTTCACGGCATCGTCCAAGAGGTTCACCACCTCCTGCCTCTGGGCCTCGGCTGCGGCATCGTCGATGGCCTTCTGCCTCTGCTTCAGTTGGCGGTTTTCCTCCTCAAGGTTCTGCATTGTGGCTTGGTAGGCGGCGTTCTCCGACTTCAAGTCGTCGATGGCGTTCACGCAGGCCTGCGGGCTGGCGTTCTCGTCCAAGCCCAGTTTCAGTGCGATTTCTTTTGGCATGTTGTTGTTTGTTTTAAGGTTGTTTTTATTCCGCATTCCGCATTCCGCATTCCGCATTTCTACGGTCGGCAGCGCGGACAGGTTGATGATATTGCTGTTCTCGTCGTACAATACGACGGTGGCGTTGGCGTTCGACGGGATGTCGCAGATCGAGATTTCCAGCAGGCGGCAGCGCGTCACCGTGGCCACCTTCTGGCCCTCCTTCAGCATTTCCGGCGCGTCGCTCCACTCCAGAGGCGCGAAGCCGATAGAGCAGGCATTCAGGATGCCGGACTCGTATTTCTGTTTGATTTTTACGGCAAACTCGTCGTTCTCGTCAAACACCGGCTCGCCGGTCAATACACCGTTCTCAATGCGCAGGTCTTTCCAGATGCCGATGGGCAGTTGGTCGCTGGTCACGCCCAAGCCGCCCCGATTGTGGTTCCACAGCATCACGGGGTTCTTCAGGAAGGCCGACAGGTCGATGCCGTCCGTCCTTACCCAGAAGCCGTAGCTGTTGAGGCTTTCGTCGCTGATAACAATCCGTTTCATCGTTTTTCTCCGTTTTTCACGGTGCAAAAGTGCCGCCTTTCACACATACCGGCAAAAAGAGTGTACACGGTGTGCACATTATTTTTTTATACGCCCGCACGTGCGGAATTTTGCGGCACCAAATTGATTTTTTCACCATGAGCAACCGAACTGAAATGGCCGCAAAAAAGGCCAAAGCCTACCGACTTTTTATGGGTGGGCTGTCACAGAAAGAAATCGCCGAGCAGTGTGGTATCACCGAGGCCACAGTATCTAAATGGGCCAACGCCGAAGGATGGCGCGACCGCCTCGCCGAGGAAAAGACCTCAAGCGTCGAACTGGCCAACTCCCTCATGCTCGCCGCAAAGAAAATCACAGAAGCCATCATTGAGGAAATCGGCAAACCCAACCACAATATAGAAGCCATCACCAAGCTCTCCGACAATGTGGTCAAGATTATGGCAAGTGCCGAGCGCGTGGCCAACACCGTGAACAAGGCCACCGTCATCGATGTGCTGACCTCCCTCGACCGCTGGCTGCTGGAGCGTTCCAAGACCGACAAGGAACTTACCCCTGAACTGCTGGCCATCATCAACCGCTACCATCAGGAGTACATCCTTCACATCCAAAACCGCATCTGAGCATGGCAAACGCGGCACGGCGCAAACAACAGGAAGCCGAATGGCAGGCCCTGTGCGCCTTCATTCAGGAAAAGACACGCCATTTGTCGAGTGCAGACAATGTATCGGTACTCGAACGCGAGAAGCGCATGGCCAAAACAAGGAAGGACTACGGCGCGTTTGTGGAAACTTATTTCTCCCACCTTGCCACCAAGCCCACCGCCAAGTTCCAGAAGGATGCCGCCAACTATGTCCTGAACAACGACCGCGCCCGTGCCGTCTTCGAATGGGCACGTGGCCACGCCAAATCCACTCATGTCTCGATGATGATACCGATGTGGATCCTGGCACAAAAAGACCACACCCCGCTCACGATGGTCTTGGTGTCAAAGTCGCAGGACTCCGCCAAGCAGCTGCTTGCCGACCTTCAGGCAGAACTGGAGAACAACGAACTCTACAAAGTGGATTTCGGTATTGGAAAGGGTGAAGGCATCTGGAGCGACGGACGCTTCAGCACAAACGACGGCTCCATGTTTATCGCATTGGGTCGTGGCCAGTCGCCCCGTGGCATCAAGAAATCGGGCCGCCGCGTCAACTACATCGTCATCGACGACATCGACGACGACGAAATGGTCTTGAATCCCGCCCGTGTCGAAAAGGCCACCGACTGGTGCCTCTCCGCACTGTACGGAACGATGGACGCGGGCCGTGGCCGCTTCGTGCTGGTAGGCAACCGCATCGGGAAGAAGTCCGTCTTGGGCAACATCGCCGAGCGTCCCGGCTTCCACCACACCGTTGTCAACATCCTTGACAAGAAGGGCAACCCCACATGGAAGGAGAACTTCACCAAAAACGAGGTCGAGCAGATGCGCTCCGAAATCGGGGAACGCCGGTTCCAGAAGGAGTACATGAACAACCCCGTCAACGAGGGCACCATTTTCGAGCGCAAGTATATCCGCTACGGCAAGATGCTCCCGTTGCGCCAGTACCGCGCCATCGTCGCCTACACCGACCCTTCCTTCAAGGCTTCATCGTCCAACGACTACAAGGCCACCATGCTCGTCGGCATCACCAAGGAGGGAGCCTTCCACGTGATCCGCGCCTTCGCCGACCAGACCAAGGTCACGGTCATGGTGGGCTGGCATTACGAAATCCGCTCCTTCGTGGGCGACACACCTATTAAATACTATATGGAGGCCAACTTCATTCAGGACATGATTCTCGACGAGTTTAAGCGCGTGGGCAACGAGGTCGGCGTACAAATCCCCATCGTCGGCGACCGCCGCTCCAAGCCTGACAAGTTCGCCCGTATCGAGGCCATGCAGCCGTTGTTCCAACGCGGTGAGGTCGTTTTCAACGAGGACTTCAGGGGCGACCAAGGCTTTGAGGTACTCGAAGAGCAGCTGCTTTTGTTTGAGAAAGGCTCCAAGGTACACGACGACGCGCCCGATGCCCTTGAGGGTGCCGTTTGGCTATTGAGCAACAGAATACGAACCAGCGACAGCCGCTATGTGGTAGGCCGCCGCACAAACTGGAAATACTGATGTTTATCACCGTAGAAGAAATGCAGACCGTCATCTATGAGCATGTCATGGACGACATATCGGCCAACGATGATGCCACCGTCCAACAGTGCATCGAGGCCGCCGTCAGCGAAATGAAATCCTATCTGGCCAGCCGCTATGATGTGGCCGCCATCTTCGCCGCCACCGGCACCGACCGCGACCCGCTTATCCTTGAGGACACAAAGGTCATCGCCGTGTGGAACCTTATCCGGCTCTCCAACAACGAACTCATCTACGACCAATGGCGTGAACGCTACGACCGCGTCATCGAGTTTATGAGCAAGGTGTCCGAAGGCAGCATCACGCCCGCGCTTCCCATCGCCACCGACGAGCAGGGCAACCCCATCATCAAGTCACGCTTCGGATCCAATCCCAAGTTCAACCATAATTACTGATTATCATGGCCAATAAATTACAACAGATATTTATGGGACTGTCACACCGTGGCAGCCGCAGGGACGCATCGAATGCGTCTGTCCTTTCCCGGAAGGAAAAGCAAACCGTTCTCCGCGTCATTCGTCGTCAGGAGTCCATTGTTCGGCGCGACATCGCCAGTTGGCGTACCGCCCGCCTTGAAGCCACACGCCCCGACGAACCCCGGCAGCACCTTCTTCAGGTGCTATACGACGAAGTCATGCTGGATGCCAAGATGACCTCCCAAATAGGCATGCGCATCGGCAAGTCCCAGTCTGCCGACTGGTGTCTCAAGAAAGGCGACCAGAACGACGAGGAGTCAATGAAGGTTCTCACCGACAAGGGCCTTTTCGACAAACTCGTCAAGTTTATTGTCGAGTCGCAGTTCTACAACCATAGCCTCGTCCAGTTCCTGTTTGACCAGCAGGGCGACCCTGACATTGAACTCGTGCCCCGTGCCAACGTGTCTCCCGTCACGGGCCGCTTCTATCCCGATGTCTATGGCAACGAAAACGAGTTGTACCGCGACCGTCCCGACTTCGGCAAATGGATCCTCGAATTCTGCCCGGACAAACTCGACCTCGGCATCCTCAACAAGGCCACGCCTTACGTGCTGATGAAGAAGTTTGCATTGTCATGCTGGAGCGAACTTTGCGAAATCTACGGCATCCCGCCCCGCGTCCTGAAGACCAACACGCAGGACACCGACATGCTCAACCGTGCCGAGGCCATGATGCGTGAAATTGGAGCAGCTGCCTATTTCATCATCGACACCGAGGAAGAATTTGAGTTTGCCCAAGCCAGCACCACCAACGGCGATGTTTACAAGAACTTCATCGCCACCTGCGACGAGCAAATCTCCCTGCTCAACCTTGGAGCCGTCCTTGGTCAGGACACCGAACACGGCAACCGTTCCAAGGAGGAAGCCTCCACCGACCTCATGGAAATCGTCGTCGAGGCCGACAAGCGCAAAATCGCCTACTACATCAACAAGGCCGCCATCCCCGCTATGGAGAGCCTCGGCATCATCCCGACCGGCCTCCGCTTCGAGTTTGCCAAGGCCACCGACACCGAGAAACTGTGGAAGATGGTTTTCCAAGCCTCGGCCTACTATGAGTTTGATGTCGATTGGCTCAAGCAAACCTTCGGAATGGAAATCACCGGGCCGCGCCAGCAGGCCCCTGAGCCTGTCGAAGGGCTGCGACTCGCTTTGCGTCATTGCGAGGAACGAAGCAATCCAGAGAGAGACTTCCGTTTTTTCGACTAAGCCCCTTCTATGAGGGGCTGCATCGCGCCATCCGTGACCTCTATGGATTTGCAGATTTTCCGTCGGGGTGGAATGAAATCTCTGCCGCTGCGGAGCACGTTAATCATATCGGTGTCCTTTCGCTTTCAAACGGCGATAAAAACCGTTTCAACAAGGTTTCAACGGCGTTTCAAGATGCCGCCAAATGGCTCCACGCAAAGAAGGCTTTCACGCCCGAAATGCTCTCCGAGCCTGAACCCCTCGCGCTGATGAACGCCACCCATGACATTTTGGCCGAGGAACTGGGGCATCTTGAGCGCAACATTCCCGACGAAATGGCCCGCGCCTTGGACGAGAACATCTTCCTCTTTTCCGGCTTCAAGACCTACCACGAAATGAATGATGCCTCGCGCCTCCTGAAAGACGAGGACGGCGGCTTCAAGTCATTCGACCGCTTCCTTCAGGATGTGCAGGCCATTGATGCCTCCTACAACCAGAACTGGCTCTATGCCGAGTACAACTTTGCCACGGCAAGCACCCAAATGGCCGCGAAATGGGCCGATATAGAGCGAGACGGCGACGAATACGACCTGCAATACAGAACCGCCCTTGACGGCCTTGTGCGCGAAGAACACGCCGCTCTGGAAGGCATAACCTTGCCGCCCTCCGACAAGTTCTGGAACGAGTACTACCCGCCCAACGGATGGAACTGCCGATGCACCGCCGTGCAGGTGCTGAAGGACAAGTACCCCACCAGCGACAGCGACCAGGCATGCGCCGCCGGTGAACGAGCCACCACCCAGATAGGCAAGAACGGCGAGAACAAGGCCGCCATGTTCCGATTCAATCCGGGCAAGGCCGGCAAGGTATTCCCCCCGAAGCATCCTTACTACAAAGCACCCGCCGAGGTGAAAAAGAAGGTGAACGCGATTGTGGCTACCTTGGTGACAGTAACCGACCCCCGCGAAGCCGAATATCGTCGCTATAAGGATGACCCCGAATACCGCGACGTGGAAAGAAACGAGAAGGGAGGATTGAAGGCAACGCATATACAGCATAATTTCGATAAGAAGGGAGGCGAGTATGAAAAACACGTCCAAACGGCTGGGTTCAACGCTGGTCATTCTGTCATCTTGGAGGCCGAGCCTGGAACAACCTACAAGCTGAAATACACGGAAGGTTTATGGGATGGGAAAAAGTTTGAGATTGCTGGGCGTGAAACTGCAACTGAAAACAATGTATTAAGAGGACTTAAGCATTGTGCCAGTAAGCAGACAACCAAAATAGCTGTCCTTGACTATCCCAAGGGCGGATTTGACCAAAGCATCCTTGAAAATGCAATTAAACGCTATAAAGGATTGGAAAAACTGGATGATGGGCAATTTGTCCCATTTGAAAGGATTATCTGTGTGCAGAACGAAACCATTGTATTTGAAACAACCCTATAAAAAAAGAACGGGAGACCCACATTCCGAAGAACGGTTGCATACTCCCGCACTGCAAAAATACAAAACTTTTGGATAATGCAACAAAAAATCGAAAAAAATGAGAATAAAGCCATATACTGCACAAAGCATGCGGGCAATAGCCAGGCAACACAACAAGAAACAGCACAGGAAAAGTGTCATCCTCTTGTACAGGGACTTTCTTAAAGCAATAAGAAGACATGCCAAACACGGTCGTTATGGTATAGAAAGCTTTAAGTTTGCAGCGTAATTCGTACAAGGTTAATTCTTACCTTTGTTGTATGAAGGGAGGATCAACTTCCGGAGGGCAATCCATCGTCCTTTCTAGACCAAGGAGTCTAAGTCCTGTTATGGACCC